TTCCTTCAGAGTCTACAGAAGACTTTACAGTTCTTAAAAACGATCCTGAGTAACCAATAAAACCGCTATAATCTTTCGATAACCCGTTACTTGTTTTTAATTTCCATTTAATCCCACCTAACCAGTGGGATTTTTTTTGTTGACAAATTTTAAAAAAAGTTTATATTTGAAGTTATTGGTCCGAAAGGACGGGATTTTCTAATCCGTATAGTTATGACTTATAAGAAGATGACAAATCCTACAGACGGGATTAACCAAAGTAATAAACAATTACAAGCAATAGAACAACAACTCTGTTGTGCCAATGCTACCTTAAATACTGGAGCATCTGTTATCTTAGCCGGTACTTCTCAGTTAGATTCTTTTGGCAGATTAAGAACATCTTCTCCTTTTACATTATTTGATTCTAGTCATAGATTTGCAGATAACGGACTTTGGTCAACATCAACTGCTACTAGTGGTACTGCTGTGTTTAATTCTAGCCAAGGACTTGTTGACTTAAATGTTACAGCAGCCTCTGGTTCTTCCGTATTAAGAGAAACTACTAAAGTGTTTGCTTATCAACCGGGTAAATCTCTTCTTATTTTAAATACTTTTGTACTGTCTGCTGCTAAAACAGGTCTTAGACAAAGAGTTGGGTATTATGGAGCAGCTAATGGGTATTATTTAGAACTAAACAACAACACAGTGAGTTTTGTTGAAAGAAGTTCTGTTTCAGGTTCATTAGTGGACACTCCAGTTGCTCAAGCAAGTTGGAATGTGGATCCTATGGATGGTTCAGGACCTAGTGGAATAACCCTTAATTTAACAAAGGCTCAGATTCTGTTTATGGATTTAGAGTGGTTAGGAGTAGGAACAGTTAGGATAGGTTTTGTTATAGATGGCAACTTTTATGTTTGCCATAAGTTTCATCATGCTAACATTATTACTTCTACATATATAACTACAGCTTCATTACCACTTAGATATGAAATAACAAACACAGGAGCTACAAGTGGAGCAAGTACATTAAAACAAATATGTTCTACTGTACTGTCTGAAGGAGGGTATCAACTTAATGGATTGCAACAAGCGGTTGGTATTCCTGTAACTACTCCAAAGAACTTATCCGTAGCTGGAACATTTTACCCCGTAGTAAGTTTACGTCTTAAAACATCGCCTAATAGATTAGATGCTATAGTAATATGCACAGCAATTTCTGTAATAGCAACTACATCAGGTCATTATAACTGGCAAGTTGTAGCATCAGGAACTACTTCAGGAGGTGCAGGTTGGGTTGATGCTCCTGGTAATTCTTCTGTTCAATATAATATAGGTGGAACTTCATTTACAGGAGGTAGAATACTTGCAAGTGGATTTTTTGGTGTATCAAACCAAGGATCAACCCAAGTTGATATTCTTAAAGAAGCACTATTTAAAACACAGCTTGAAAGAAATTCATTCACATCAACTCCTTTTGAACTTACTATTTTAGTTGCTTCTGATGCTGGAGGTGGGGGTGGTAATGTTCTCGCATCAATGGACTGGGAAGAAATAAGCCGATAATTTAAATTAATGTAAAATATTAAAATTGTATAGAAATGCAAAATAAAAAGATGACTAACCCTACAGATGGGATTAACGAGTCAAACAAAAAGCTAAGAGCTATCCACGAGCAACTATGCTGCATAAACACAAACATTGCTCCCTTAGTTACATACAATGAGATGGATAGCGTCTCCATAGCTGCTGCTGGAACTCAAGTATTTACTCCAGGTACAGTACATAGCTTTGCTTGGGAACTAGGATCTGGTGCTACTATTCAAGTAGCAAACGGAACAAGTACTAACACCTTTGAGACTAACGGGAATCTAAGCTTTTCAACTACCAACACACAGACTCTTACAATTACTGCAGTTGGTGGTACAGTTAAACTAATTTACATTTATTAATTATGAGTTGCGCTACAGTTTCATTTACAGGTGGAGGTCTTAAATTTTGGATAGAAGCCTCCTCTACTACTACTCAAGATACAGTTTCATTTACTCCTAAAGTAAGTGCTACTAATGTAAACGCTGCAATAAGACCAAAAGGTACTGGTGCTTTAGTTTGTACTATACCTGACGCAACTGCTGCTGGTGGTAACTCTCGTGGTCAATATGCAGTAGACCTTCAAAGAGCTCGTTCTACTGCAGCTATGGTAGCAGGTGGAAACTACTCAGTTATTGGAGGTGGTCAAGATAATCAAGCAGGAGGTGTTTGGTCATTTATAGGCTCAGGATTTTCTAACTACGGTTTTAATAACGGATTTGTAATCTGTGGCGGATATGATAACACTAATGGGGGTACATATTCTTTTATAGGGGGTGGTACTTCAAATAATATACAATCAGGTGCAAACGCATTTATAGGTGCTGGAGAATCAAACTATTTAAATGGAGATTGGGCTACTTTAACAGGTGGTTATTTAAATCAAATAAATGCAAGTTTTGGTTCTATAGTTGGGGGTAGACAAGCAAACGCTACTCTTTATGCAATGCAAGCATACTCAGCAGGTCAGTTTTCTGCACTTGCTGATGCTCAAATGGGAACTATTCAAATGCGTAGAGCTATTACCGGAACCGCAATTGCTGATTTGTTTCTTGACGGTTCAAGTATACAAGCAATTCTTCCTGCAACAAATACACTATGGATGGTAAGAATTCAACTTGTAGCTATTTGTACTGCAACTGGTAACGGAACAACTGTTGTTGGAGCATCTTATGTAACTGAAAGACATGCAGGTATAAAGAGACTTAACACAACTACTTCTCTTGTTGGCTCTGTTCAAACTATTGGAACAGCACAAGCAGATGCAACTATGAGTACCTCTGTAGTGACTATTACTGCAGACGATACTAACGAAGCTTTAAGAGTTCAGTTTACTCCTCCTTCAACTGCAGGTACTACTACTACTTTTAGAGTAGTTGCAACTGTTGAATTAACACAAGTTAAATACTAAAATTAAAAATAAATCATGAAATATATTATTAGCATAAATCAAACTAGACACGGTTATAACCAAAAAGTAAAATGTAAATTAATTACTCCAGAAATAGGCTATCAGCTTATCGGTTTTAAATACTGCGTAGATTCAAACGGAAACCCAATTTCAGATATTCAAGAACTTCACTTTAATGTTGTTAGTGGGCCACTAGACACTGCTGACTTAGAAAGCACAATGGGAGACCCAACAAAGACTGTTGCTGAAAACGTTGCAGACTTGGTTGAGTATTACGTTCTTAAACTTGTTTCAGAAGGAGAAATCTAAACTATTAATTTAAAAATGAAAACTACTTCACTATTATACATGGTTACTACATTCTTTGCCTTAATAGGTACTTACTTTTTTAAACTTGGTGCAGATAATGCTGAACAGTACCTAGCTGTTGTTTCCGTGATTATGATTGATGGCTTCTTTGGAATTTGGGCTGGATCTAAAACAGAAGGTTTCCAAACTAAGAAAGCAGTTAAAGTATTAACTACTTTGTTTGTTTGGATTCTAATCCTAACCGGAGTGCTTTTGATAGAAAAAGGTTTCCCCGGAACATCTTGGCTTAGCGAAACTGTGTGTGCTCCATTCATTCTTTTCCAGCTTATCTCTGCTTTGAAGAACGCAAAGAGAGCAGGATTGATTGAGAACGAACTTCTCACTATAATTCTAGAAAAGATAGACACTCATAAAATACAAAAAAGAGAAGAAAAGGAGAGTTAAAAACTCCCCTTTTTATTATATCTATAAATCTCTTCTTCTAAATTCACCTTAGAAGATTCCTTTAATATTTCTTCTGCGTTTGGACAAACTGCTTCCTTAAAGACAGTAGAGAGTTCAGAGAACTTACTCTCCCTAAAAGCCTTTATATCAGGCTTAAACACTGTATTGTATCTAAATACAAACATCCAGCCGTCCTCTGTCTCGTAATAGTCGTGATAAGAACTAAAGCTAGCTATACTATCTAAGAACGCTATTATATTAAGGCCGTGCTTATCAGACTTAATAACAAAGTCTACATTAATATTAAACAAAAAGAATATACAGTTTCTGTATTTCTTTCTTGAACCATGGTCATCTAAGTATATATTATGTAGACCTACTTTCTTTAACAAGTTAAGACTTCCTTTCTCAAAAATCAAAGAGTGCAGAATAAGAGTTGTCTTGTTAAAGCTCATATATCTAATATTTTTTTTCCTTTGTTAATGTAAACTTCCATAGGATAGTGCCATATATTAGTTTCTGTATGCCACTTATATCTTTTGATAGCTTCTTGGAACCCAAAGTAATGTCGGTTATCTTTCTTGCCTCCAAGCTCTCCTAATTGTAAGATGCTGTCAGAACAGATATATTCTTGAGGACTTCCAGGATACCTGAAAGACTCAACCACAAAAGAAAAGTTCTCTAGTGTGTATCCTTCTTTTAATAAGGATTTAATTTGACTAGGAGGATTAAGCTCTAAACCTTTACTGTAAAAAGCCGATTGAAAGTAGTATCCCATCTTCCAGAATATCCATTCCCAGCTATCAGTAGGACTCTCTGTTACTTTTAAATCTACGGGGATTATACGTTTCTGGCTATGGTTTATATGGATTAAATCCATTAAACCTTTGCACTCTTCTCCATCATAGTTAAAACTAAGTTCTACTTGGTAGAAGTTTTCACAATTCGGAGTATTAGTAAAGTAGTGTTTTACAAACTCATTATAACGAAGACTCTCTACTACTGTTTGGATTTTGTTAAACTGTTCAGTAGTTATAATCTTTTTGTCTTTGTTGTTACATAAAGCTTCATAATAGTCTTTTCCGTCTTTGTCAAATTTAGCTTTTAAAGCTAGGTGAGTAATCTTGGCTCCTGTTTTTTGATAAGCAAGCTCTTCGCTACCGGTAATGAATAAATACCAAGCATAGTCACCTACTTGTCCACTAGGCTTAACTATATCGGTAACTACAAATTGATCGTGGAATACATCTTCGCCTTGGGTTAAGATAAGATCGCAAGCATCTCCTATCATTATATTCTCACTAGGCTCTTCGTCATCTAGTAATTCTTGCCCTTCTTGTTCTTGTAATCTCTTAAGGAATAAAGAAGGGTGTATTAGTATCTTTTTTAATAGGCTTTGGTTTAAAGCCTTGTTTTCTAAATAAGTGTTATCTATAATCATTTTTCTTTGTTTAATTCTGGATACATACCTTTTCTTAGTTTGTACTCTAGTTTAGCTAGAGCATTCCAAGCAACTGCTGCATCATGCTGTAGTTCTGTATCCTCTCCGTCTTGGAATAGGTGTCTCATTAAAGCATTATTGTAAGCCAAGACACCTCTCTCTTCTGCTACTTTAAACCAATTGTCCCATTCTCCAGGCTTTTCATACTTGATGTGGCCTTCTAGACTTCTTCTTACTACTTCTTTAACCGCAAGAGGAAACTGAGTAGTCAAGACTGTAAAGTAAGGAAGCTTACCGTCATCAAATTTTAAAGCATTGTTCTTAAGAGTTATAGGAGTCATAGGAGTTATAATCTTTTTGATTGTAGTTTTAGGTGAATCTTCAAAAGCCATCTTTCTTAATGTAATTAGCGGAGTCTGGGATACTTACATTAAGTATCTCTGTTGCAAAAGTAACACACTTTTCTATAAATTTAGCCAACTCTGCTTTTTTAGCATGCTCTAAACTCATAGGTACTTTGATAGTGTCTTGGCTAATAGGAGAATACTTTTCTTCATAAAAGTACATATCCTTAAGCAAGTTAACTACCTCATCTTTAGAATAGCTCTCACCTTGCATTTCTTCAAATGCTTGCTTAATGATAGGAAGAACAATACCAAAGAAATAACGCAGCTGTGGATTACTCTTCTTGTCTTCGTTTCTAATAAAACAAATCTCTACATCACAGTAGTTATCTCCCCGAAGGAGTTCCGTGAAATAACTTTGCATTAAATCACGGTCTCCATCGAGTTGTATAGTACCGTCTATCTTTTTAACAAGAGTTCCCGGTATGTAAATTCTATTAATCATTTCTTACTAATCCTTCTTCTTTTCCGAAATAATCTATATTAAACCAGACTGCTTCAAAAGTAGAATCTGAAGTTAAAGCTTCTTCTAAAACATTCATTGCTTCATCTTTAGAACAATCAAACCTAGAATGCACGTCATTAACATGCCATAGGTTGTTTACGTAGTATCCAGCTTCTTCTAGAACTTTTTTAGCTTTATCAATATCCATTCATTTTCCTTTCTAGTAATAACTCTTTAATGTCTGAGTCTGACTCCCATTCTTCTCCTTCAAACATATAACTGTTTTTGTCTTCGTCAT